GAGGGAGAACGCGGGGGACTTCGCAACGCTCCCCCTTCCCATCGCCACTATCGAGGCGAGCCCCGGCGAGGTTGACCCCGGGTTTGAGGGTGCGCCCAAGTCCATCCGGCGGTACTACGACTCTCAGACCGGGGAGGCTGTATCCCTCCCGTGGCCCCGGCACGACCGGATGGAGTTCGCGGTTACGTTCTGGTCTCGCTACAGATCGACGGACGCGTACATTGCCGAGTGGGTCCACAGCGAACTCGGGAAGCCCGGCGCAGCGCCGAGGGAGGCGTACATACCCGTCTCCCACCCGAACCCATGGGGTACGCTCAACCAGAGCGTGCTACTGGTCGGGGCGCAAGACCTGTCGGACTTGGAGGGTGGGGAGCAGCGGTACATCCGAACGACCTATACGTTTTCGGTCCGGCACCTGACGATCCTGAACGAGACGGCGAGGGCCAAGCCGATCGAGGCTCCCGAGGTCGAGTACTGGCACGATCCGGGGTCGCCGTCGATCTTGCTCCCGCCCACGCTAGAGGAGCGGCAGGTTGTCGGGGGGCAGGACTTCACGCCCAACCTGTTCGTGTGGCCCGGGTCCGGCCGCCAGACCCTGCTCGACTGGACGATCTCGGGGGCGATCCCACCCGGTGTGGACGCGCCGGTCGAGCCCGTGGGGTTCCAGCCGGATCCCGATCGGCCACGCCGGTCGTTCCGGCTTGCCCTCAACCCGGCGGACCCGTCGTACAGGGTTATGCTGATCGAGTGGTTCTCCCGGCTGGATCTGGACGACGCCGCGTTCGGCCTGTCGGCCAGCCCGATCGGCCTGATCCTCGCCGAGATGTCCTACACCACGTCGGGGGGTGACCTGTTCCTCGACCTCTACGAGCGGGCCGACACGTCGGTCGCGGCCACCCTGACCCAGACTGTCCGCCTACCCCGCTCCGATGGGGCTTGGCGGGCCTTCAGCCGAATATTGATAGTCGGGGCCAACCTGTTCTCCCTGTGGCTTAGGGGCGACTCAGGGGCCGTTAGCGGGGTTGTGAGCGGGTTTGGGGTCCGGTCGTATAAGCGTGGCCGAACGCTGCTCGGTGATGCCGGGGGGTCGCTAGTGTGGGTGGGCCTGCGGGGGCGTCCCCACATATTTGTAGCGACAGCCCCCGTCGGGGGGGCCGACGGGACGGCGACGTGGATCAATGATCGACCCGGCGGATCGCCGGGCGTGAGCGTAGCCCGTAACTTCGGGCCGACGAAAGGCCGGGGGGCGGCGGTGTTCGGGGTGCCCGTCGCCGACGCCGCCGCCTACTCGGTTTCCGGCGCGGACGCTCCCGGCGTCGTGTTCGCGCTTGAGACGGCCCTACCGTACCCCGACGACGCATCGGTGCAGTCCGATGACTGAGTGGGATCGTGACAACCTGTCACGATTGGCGCATGATTGGAACGGTGGGGCGGGCACGCTAGAATGGAGCCGGATATGGCGCAGGTCGTCCTGATAAACCGGCTGCACCAGTCGATCACGGTCGGGCTGACCGTGAACGGGAGGGCTGTCGATCGGCAACTCCCCCCGCGTGGCACCCTCGGCCCCGTCAGCGACGGGGACGTGCCTGAGTATACAAGGTCGCTCGTCGAGCGAGGGTACGTCCGCATGATGGCGGCGCAGACGTGAGGGCTTCGAGATGCCACTGACCGACCCCCCGGGGATCTTCTTTCGGGAACTGGACTTTACGCACGCGGCGAGGACCGTGGGGGAGACGCTGCTCCTGTGCGCGGGTGGGGCGACAAAGGGCGCGATCAATACACCCACGCTGGTAAACAGTGAGGCCGAGTTGGTCGATGCGTTCGGCCCGCCGATCCTGAGCGACTACGCGATCCAGTCGGCCGTGCAATACCTCCGCCGCGGGCGGTCGTGCGTGTTTCTGCGGCTGGCCGGGGCGAGCGTGGAAACAGCATCGGTCGGCGTGGTCGGGCTGACCGGCGGGTCGGTTGCGGCGGCGGGTGTGGGGAGTGTGGAGTTCACTGGGAACCCGTCTGAGGCCACGGCGGCGGACTTCATCGACATCAGCGACGGCGTTATCTCGGTGTCGTTCGAGTTCGACAGCGACTCGTCTGTAACAGCCGGGAAGGTTCCGGTAACGATCGGTGCGGACGCGTCGGCGACGATGGCGAACTTCATCGCGGCCGTCAATGCGAGCATCCTCGACGTAACAGCCCTAGCGGCTGTGGGGGCTGCGAACCCGAAGGCTACGATTACACACAACCGGACGGGTGCCCGTGCTGGCGTATCAATCGCGGATACGGAGGGTGGGGCGCGGACCAACATTACCGTCGTGGACTTCGCCGGGGGGGCGGCACCCGGCCCGTCTACGGGGCTGATCCAGTTCCTTTCCGGGAGTAACGCTGCCGATGGCGACCTCGTTACGATCAGCGACGACGGCGGGGCTACGACCACGGTATTCGAGTTCGACACCGGCGACGGTGTTGCGGCTCCGAACGTCGCGGTGGCCGTCGGGGGGACCGCCGCGATCAGCGCCACGAACCTGCGGACGGCGATCAACAACTCAAGCCTCGGGATCGTCGCTACCGACGCGCTCGGGGACGCTACTACACCGCCGAAGCCGTCCGTATTCCTGCTTGCGATTGCGGGCGGGTCCGCGAGCAGCATCACCGCGACGACGATCGTAGCGGGTGCAACTACGGCAACCGTTGCGGGTGAGGACGCGACCGCCCCGTCAACTCAGGCGTCCGTAATGACGGTCGGCGCATCGACCCCGGGGACGTGGGGGAACGGCGTGGACGTGCAGTTGCAGGCCACAACCGTACCCGGCGCGCCGTCGGGCAACTTCGACCTGCTCGTCCTTGCGGCGCGCGACCCGACCCTGCCGACGATCAAGTCCGTCGTGGAGCGGTATAACAACCTGTCCCTCGACTCCACCGACTCCCGGTTTGTAACGGACGTGGTGGCGGGAAAGACGAGTGAGAACGCGGTCGCCAGCAAGTTCATCGTGATCGAGTCGGTTGCTGGCGGTTCGAGCGTATCGCCAGCGACGTACACGCTCGGCACCGGGAACGGCCGCGTCGGCCACGACGGGATCGTCCACAATGCGGCAACGGGGAAGGACGGGCTGTTCGACGCCGCGGGGGCCGTGATCCCGGCGGCCTACATTGGTGTGGAGGGCGGGGCGGCACCGACGGGACTGAAGGCCGCGAGGGACACCGAGCGGGTAGTGTTCAACATCGCCGCTGTCCCCGGCGTGTCCCACACGCAGATCATCGACGAGATGATCGACCTCGCAACGAGTCGGGGGGACTCTATCGCGCTGGTCGATCCCCCGCTGGCCCTTACGGTGGATCAGGTGATCGACTGGCACAACGGCGTCTTGACCGGCGTGCCCGGCGTGCCCAACCCGCCGAACAAGAGGCTGGACAGCAGTTTCGCCACCGTGAACTACTCGTGGGTGAAGGTACACGACTCGTACAACAAGGTGGACATCTTTATCCCACCGAGCGGCCTGGTGGCCGGGCTCATGGCGCGTACCGACGTGATCGCCCGCCCGTGGTTCCCGTCCGCCGGGCATACCCGTGGGCGGTTGAGCGTACTCGCGGTTGAGACGAGCCCGAGCGCTGCCGAGCGGACGAGGATGCTCCGCAACGGGAACAGCGTCAATCCGATCGTGGACTTTCAGGGTTCGGGGCCGACGCTGTTCGGCAGCCAGACCCTCCTGCGGCGGGACTCCATCCTGCAACAGGTCCACGTCCGGCGGCTGCTCATCTTCGCCCGGGCGGCCATCCGCACGAGCGTCAAGTTCCTCCTGTGGGAGCCGAACGACGACGTGACCCGTCGCCGGTTTGTCAAGCGGGTCGGTGCGATCTTGGAGAGCATCAAGGGGGGCCGCGGGCTTGAGGACTTCGCGGTGATCGCGGACAAGTCCGTGAATACGCCCGATGTCATCAACGAGCGGCGGCTGGTCGGGAAGGTGCTCCTCAAGCCGTTCAACGCCGTCGAGCGGATCGAAATCGACTTCGCGCTGTTCGATCAGGGGGCCGATTTCAACGAGCGGGTGGTCTAGGCCGGTTGCACCGGCCCGCGGGCGGGCCGCTACCGTCAAGGAGGCTGCAATGGCGATCGAAGGATTGGAACTGAGCGCGTCGCACTTGAGGGGCAAGGACCAGTTCGAGCCCCAGCGGTCGAACAATGCGATGCTCGTGATCGACGGGCTACCCGGCGAGCAGGGCGACTCCAAGTTCGTCGAACTGGCGATCAATACGTTCTACCTGCCCAAGTCGAACCACAACCCGACCGAGATCCACTGGCTGAATCGTGTATTCAAGTACGCGGGGAAGCGGGTCTACGACGACTTGACGCTGGAGTTGAACCAGTACGTCGATCGGGACATCGCCGCTATCCTCTACGCTTGGTACGCGCAGGTACAGGGCGACAAGGGGCCGATCGCGCAGGGGATCAGCGACCCGCTGCTCGACGGTGCGCTCGGGCTGGCGCGCGACTACAAGAAGGACGCCGACATCTTCCTCTACCCCCCCAACGCGCTCACCGGCGAGATGGTCCGGGCGTATGAGTTGGAGGGGGTCTGGCCCCAGTCGGTTGACGGGGGCGAGATCGACATGAGCAGCGACGAGCCGGTCCGCATGAGCATCAACCTGTCCATCGACCAGATGCGATACCTCGGGAACAACGTCCCGACCAGATAGCACAACGTACCGGCTGCGAGGCGTAGCCGGTTGGCCCCCACTCCATCAATGTTGGAGCCGCCGTAATGACCGACACCGGCACAGACAGCGCCCTTGATTACAAGTCCGTCAAGTTGCCATCCCGTGGGGTTTTCTACGGGGGCGCACTCCCCGACGGGGGTGTCGAGGTCCGCCCGCTGACCGTCGATGAGGAGTCCCTCCTGTTCGCTTCCGGGGGGGACGCGACCGAGAAGGTCCACCGGATCATCCGGCAGTGCGTCCGGTTCCCGGACGGGTTCAGGATCTCGGACCTGCTGCTTACCGACCGCATGGCAATCATGCTGTACCTGCGGGTTCTGTCCTACGGGCCGTCGTACAACTTCCGGTGGAGGTGCCCGTATTGCAATGCGGCGAACGTCTCCGAGGTCAACCTTGCGGACGACCTCAAGGACACCACCCCCGAGGACGTCGAGGCTACCGTTCGCCGCAGGTACAGCGTGCCCGATTTCCGTGTTGACGAGCCGCTCGACGTTGCGCTCCCCTCCGGCAAGTCGCTGTCGATCCGGTTCCTGCGTGTATCCGACGACAGGACTATCCAGCAGCGGGTGAGGCAGGGCCGGAGCAAGGGGGGCGCGGGCGGGCTGGAATACGTCCTTACGATCGCCCTGTCCGTAGTCTCTATCGGTGGGCGGGAGGACTTGCGGGTCACCGAGCGGGAGGAGTGGGTGCGCCGGTTGTCCGCCCGGGACGGTATGTACCTTCGCAACTTCCGCGACGATGCCGAGACGGGCATCGACACGACCGTACACCCGACGTGCTCGTCTTGTAACGGTGACGCGGACTTCCCGCTCCCGCTGGACGCGGAGTTTTTTCGTCCAACCGCCGTACCGGAGGGAGGATCTTGAGGCCAACCGGTTCCTCCTCATCTATCATGGGAAGGGGTACACCTACGAGGGCACGGGTGGGATGATAGTGCTGGAAATGCGCCGCCACTCGGAGATGCTGCTTGAGCAACTACAGCGGGAGAAGCAGGCCCACGACGCAGATGTAAGCCGGGCCAAGGGTCAGGCCCGCCGGTCCGGCAGGCGGTGATTGGCGGGTTGTCACGATCGGGGCGGACGAGTGGCGTTCAGCGACGACACAATCGGGTTCTTCCTCAAACTCGACGACCAGTTGACCCCCGCGCTGTCGTCCGCATCCAAGTCGTATACCAGGTTCGTTGACGCGATCGACCGGGCGAACCGGACGGCGCAGCGGTCCGCCGAGAGGGGACTGGGGGCGTTGTCCGACCTCGCCCGATCGTTTGCGGATGTCCCGAAGTCGATGGCGGACGAGTACGCCAAGGCGATCGGGCGGCTGAGGCGGCGTATCAAGCCGATCGTGCAGTCGGTTGAGTTCGACTTCTCCGCGGGGCGCAGGGGGGGCGGACGCGGGATCAGTAAGGAACTCGGGTCCATGCTCCGAAGCGCGACCATCCGGCTCAGCGCTACCGTGCCGCTGCGCAAGAGTCCCCTATTCGAGCCCGGGGGGCTCCGGGCGGCGTACCGGACCCAGCCCCAGCCGCCCGACTACAGGGGGCGGTTTCAGGGCATACCGAAGTTCGCCAAGGGCGGGGTTGTGGGCGGGAACAAGGGCGACAAGGCGCTCATGGACAAGGTGCTCGCGTTCCTGACCCCCGGTGAGATCGTGCTTCCGAAGGCTGTCGGGGACCAGTTGAGGGAGATGAACATCGGGAAGCCGCCGAAGATGGTCAAGAGTCTGGTTGCGGACGTGACGAACCTGGCGAACGCGATGGGGCACGTCCGCGACGCCGCCGAGTTGGGGCTGGACCCCGACGCCCCCGAGTTGTACGAGAAGGGGCTGGCATCGCTCGAAGCGAAGATGAAGGATCTGATCGGGCGGACCCGCCAGATGAGCACGCAAACCCAGCGGAAGTTTGCACCGACGCTCCGGGGCCTCACCGATCGACTGGCCGACGTTTCTAAGCAGGCGGAGGAATCGACCGTTAGCGTCAGGGGGTTCGGTGCCGTCAAGTTTGTCGCTATCTCGGAGGCGATCAAGCGGGTATCGGCCGGGTTTGCGCAGTTCCTCAGCAGTAGTAAGCCGCTCATCTCGACCGTCGGCGGGGGTGATGTTGCGTCTATGGCCGAGGGCATGAACGACCTGCGGAAGGTCATGCCCATCAAGGAACTCCGGGCCGCAAAGGGGGAACTTGCCGGGATGGCTAAGGCAACGAAGGGCCTTGGGGTCTTGGACGTTCGCAACGCCTTCTCCGCCCTGCGGGGGACGCTCCGGTTTACTACGGAGGATGCGATCGCCTACGCGAAGTCGGTGGGGCTTATGGTTACGGCTACCGACCTCTCCGCCGCGTCGGTCGGCCTGCTCGTGAAGTCGATGGGGCAGGTTACGAGTACGAGTCGGGAGCAGCGGGAGGCGGTCCTCGCAACTGTCAACGCGATGGGGGACTACTCCAACGCTACGGACGAGATAGTCTCATCGTCGCTCAGCCAGTTCTTGAGCAGCGCCGGGTCGGAGATGAAGAACTTGGGGCTTACTGGCGAGCAGCAGGCGGGCGTAATGAAGTCGGTCGCTACCGCCGCCGCGGCCGCGGAGACGGCGTTTGCGGGCGGGGGGCAGGCGCTGACTACGCTGCTGTCTACCGCTCTCAGTACCGACCCGACGGTTGCGGCCGAGGCGCTGGGCCCGCTCGGGATGAGTGCGGACGGGTTGGCGAAGATCCTCGCCGGGCCGGGCGGCCCCGTGAAGATCATGGCCATCCTCAAGGATCGCATGGGGGATACGCAGGGTGCGGCCCTTGCGCTGAAGGGTCTGTTCCACCTTACGGGCGACGAGGCTGGCAAGTTTGCGGGCAGCATGGATGATGCGGTTGCCGCCGCAGCCGACCTGAGCGAGCAGATCGTCCCGACCGGGAAGGGAACGGATTCGTTGGGGGCGGCCGCGACCAACGCAAAGACGGCGTTCCAGCGCCTGTCCGATTGGGTCGGGGCGGCAATGGCGAACTTCAGGGCCTTCGGCGTCTCAACGCTCGACGTGTTCGACGCCGTGAACGAACTGAGTCCCGCGCTGGTCCTGCTCGGGGCCGGTGCGATCAAGGGCGTTGTCAAGAAGATTTACGCGATGGGGATTGCGGAGACCGTATCCGGGCAGGCTACGGGGGCGTGGAGCGCCCGCTTGGTAGTCCATACGGCCATTACAAAGGCTTGGGCTGTTGCTCAGGGGATAGCCACAGCGGCGACTACCGCGTGGAGTGTAGCCGTTCGCGTGCTGGGGGCGGCATGGAAGACAACCCTCGGCCCCATCGCAATAATCATCGGGGTAGTGGGCCTCCTTGTAGCCGGGTTCGTGCTCCTCAATAAGAAGTTCCACATCGTCTCCAAGGCTGTGTCGTTCTTTACGTCCCTGTGGGCCGACCTCAACGCGTGGTTCACAAGGGTTACGGGCGGGATGCAACTCATACCGACCCTGCTCGAAGCGGCCAAGAAGGCGCTCTACGTTGTAACGCTCCCCATGCGGCTCATCATCAAGGGGATCTCCGCCGTGTTCGGGTGGCTGAACAGGATCGGCGTATTCAGCGCCATGCTCAAGGCGTTCGGGGTCTACTGGTCGCTCATCGGTAAGGCCGTGTCGTTCATCGTCCGGCCGATCAAGGCGATCTTCGGATTCCTGTCCCCCGTTGTGTCCATGTTCGGGCGGTTCCTTGGGATCACGAAGGAAACCGACGACGCGCTCACGACGAACTCGCTGGTCCCGTCGTTCGGGATGCTCGCCGACATGCTCGAAAGGGTAGGGGGGTTCCTTCGCAACTTGGTGCAGCCCGCACTTGAGGCGGTCAAGGTGGTTGTCAAGGCTGTGCAGACTGTGGTGCTGACCGCAATGGACAAGATTGAGGCGATCATCATGCGGGTGTGGGAGTCTATCAAGGCCCCCATTACGTCTATACTCGGCCTCGCGTCCAAGGGTGCCGGGCTGGTCGCGTCCGGGCTCGGCCGGTTGTTCGGGGGGGCCGAGGCTACCGCCATGCACGGTCGGGTGCTCCCGACGGCGAAGCAGATCGGTAGCGTCATCACGGTGCGGCTCGCCGCCGACACAACGGACCGCCCGGTTCTCAGGGCTGTCGAGACGTTGCACGAGGACATGGTTGCCATGCTCGCGGTGCTGCGGGCGTCTACCCCCGGCAGCCCGGCCGCCATGCCGCAGCCGATCGGGATACAGGCGTCGCCCGTGGTCGGGTCTCGCACGTCCTCGATTGCCGATGGGGGGCTGTAGTGCCGTCCGGCGTGCATACACGGCTGGCTCACCCGCTGGATGGAGTCCTGACCGTCCGGGTTGACTCGTCGTGGCCGCACACGCGCGCGTGGGAGTCCTCGAACGCCGGGAACCCCGAGGGCAACCCGATCAAGCAGTCGTTTACGTTCCTCGACCAGTTCGACTCCGGGTTCGAGGAGCAGGCCGGTACGTCGTATGCGGTAGTGGATATCGTGGGCAGGACCGAGGCGTACCGGACGTGGACGGGGAACGCCAACCGGACCATTCCCATCGTATTCAAGATGTTCGTTCAGGGCCTCGATACGTCCCCGTCCGACGTGGCCGGGAGGATCAAGGCCGAGGTGGTTGGACCCGCGAGGTGGCTGGACGCGACGCGGTACCCCGTGCTTGTTGTCGGGAACCGGCTGGTATCCCCGCCGCCGCTCCTGTTGCAGGTCGGTAGCCTCTACTTCGGGAGGGTGCAGGCGGAGGAGGTTTCGATCCGGTGGGTGCCCCCGTTCGAGCCCGACACGCTGCTCCCCCACGGCGCGGACGTGTCTGTGACGTTTGTTGAGATCAATCGGTCCCCCGGGCAGTACAATCGGGTAGACCCGTCGAGGTCGATTCCGGGCGGGTCGCCGACGGCGCTGGCGCGGGCTGGCTCCCCAATCGGGGTCGGCGGGCTGGCACAACTGGGGGCGACGTAGCCGTGGCCGAAACCGTGGTCATCCCGAGGGGGAGCAGGTACAAGGACACGGCCGTATTCCGGTCTACCGTCGGGCTGGAGTACGGGACGTACACGGTCCCGAGGGAGTTCCGGCGGGCCGACGGGTTCTCGACCTACCGGGTTACGCAGGGCGACGTGGGGATGCTGGACCGGGTAGCGGTGGCGTTCTACGGGCAGGGGATGGAGCCGATGTGGTGGGTGATCGCGCTAGCCAATGCGATGATCGACCCCGAGTTGGAAATGCGCGCTGGGCAGGTACTTGTGATCCCCCCGGTGGAGGTCGCTAGCGCGTACATCTCTCGCGGTGCCGAGCCGGACGGTTGACCGATGGATTCGAGGAGGCCGATATTCGCGGAGTTGTCGCTTGTCCCGGAGGGTGCTAATCCGGTCGTATTCGACACCCGCGGCGTGCTCAAGTCCATTACTGTAGAGGTGCTGAGTTCATCGGCTGTCAAGGGGAACGTATCCCTGTTCGATCCCGCCTTTACCCGGATAGAGTCGATCCTTGTTGCCACGAGCGGCTCGCGGAAGATCCGGCTGAGGTTCGGTTGGGAGGAGGACGCGCCCCCGGCTGGCAATGTCCCCACGTTCTACGGGACGATTACCGAGTACCAGCCCGGGTTTGCGGTCGAGGGCCTGTCCCTGTCGCTCGACTTCATCGGTACCGCCATGCTGCTCCAGGCGCTCGACAAGAAGCCCGAGAAGCGGGCGTGGCCCGAGGGCACCGTAGTTAGCCAGATCGTGAGGGATCTGGCTACCTCGTTCGGGTGGGCTACCGAAGACGTATTTGACGGGCGGACGACCCCGACGGTTGAGACGACCGACGGGGTGACGGATACGGCGCTCGGGATCAACGACGAGAGCGCGTTCAAGTTCATACAGGACACGCTGATAAAGCGGGCCGTAAACTCTCGCGGCGAGGGGTACTACGCGCACCTCGACGACACGCGGACCCCGGCGGTAATCCATTTCCACAGCGAGAACTTCCTTACGTCGGCCGGTCCCGTCGGGCAGTCTGCCGCCCATAGGTTCGTGTTCGCCCGTGGGCAGCCGTCCCGCGTCCAATCCTTTGAGGTGGCGGAGACGGGGATCTTTCAGGCGTTGCTCGGCGCGAAGGGCGGCGAGTACGAGTCGAACGATTCTGTCGATGGAACGCGGGTCAGGGGCGAGGGAGCAAAGCCGGGGGATGAGGCGAAGAAGGGCTTGGCGAAGGACCACCGGCTGCTCCCCGATGAGGTGTCCCTCCCGGCCCCGTTGGCAACGGGGACCGTGAAGTCCCGGCGGCCGATCATCGCCCGGGACGACGCGGAGATGGTCCGGCAGGCGCAGGCGATCATCTCCCGGACGATTGAGCACGCGGTCAAGGCGACCCTGAAGGTGATCGGGACGCACGATGTCCGCGTGTTTGACTTGGTTGAGGTGGTGTACCAGACCCCGAGCGTGTCCGAGTCTGTGCAGGCCCACTACCTGTCGGGTGTCTACACCTGCCACGGGGTCAGCCACGACTTCGGCAGCGGCGGGTGGACGACGACCCTCAAAATGCTCCGGCGTGGCGGGCTGGCAACCGGCGGGCCCGGACGCGATGCGAGGGTAGACGGTAAGCGGGTAGCCGTTTCACTCCCCGCGTCCGACGGCGGGGCGGGGGGGAGCGTCGGTGTCTTGAAGGGAGTGGGGTAGCGATGGGTACCAGTACGTTCGCCGGATGCTACCGGGGCGTGGTCGAGGCCGTGGACGATCCCGACCGGCGCGGCCGGTACAGGGTGAGGGTGACGTACGTTCACCCGCTGGAAATAGAGACCGAGCACCTGCCGTGGGCCGAGGTATCCGGGTTCGGTGGGCGGGGGTTCGGCGACGTGCCGACGAACTACGACGTGGGGGATCTGGTATGGATTATGTTCGAGGGCGGGAGGAGGGAGTACCCCGTTGTTCTGGGCGGGTGGATCTCGCGGCGGGACGGGATCCACGACCTCTCGCCGGATCAGGTGCAGGACTACGGGAGGAACCGCCAGCGGTGGGTCCGTGCCGACCGCGCCGGGAACCGGATCGAGTTCGTGGACGTGCCCGGCGATGAGAAGGTCAAGGTACGCTCCGGGTACGCGATCATCGAACTGCGAAAGACGGACGATTGCGTTGATATCCTTACGACGGGGTGCATAACGGCGGACGCCCCCCGCGTGCGGATTGTCTCGACACAGACGTACTTAGTCGGCGACGACGTGATCGTACAGGCCCGCGGTGAGGATGGGGGCGGTGCTGCGGACGGGCTGGTCGGCCTGTACGCCAGCGGGGAGGTCCGCGTCTACGGCGCGAATACAACGCTGATCGGCCAGTACGTCGATGACTTGGGAGAGGCGAGGCAGAGCGGCGAGAGCCGTTTGCAGGCGAGGGCTATCAGGGTGGGCGTGCAGTCCCCGTCGGACGGGAGTAAGGCGACCCTCACGGTGGACGTGGAGGGGTCGAGTCGGGTCCGGCTCGCATCGGCGTCGTCCGTCCTGATCCAGTGCGGCGGGACCGTGCGGATCGAAGCGAAGAGGGTCGAGATCGTCGAGAGTTGATCGCATGGCGACCGTGTTCCTCAACCCCAATCCCCTTTCGGTCGAGGCTCGCGTCTCCGTCGTGTTCGATTACAAGGTTGACTTCGGGGCCGTTACGGCTCTGGGGTTGCTTCAGGGGTTGGTCGGGGACATCGACGATGCCGCCTCTATTGTTGGACCGGCGGGGGCGATCGCGGCGGGGGACCAGTGCCGGATGGGGTTCGCCAGTGACCGGGCGATCGCCCTGAAGATCCGGGCTGATGAGATGAACGTGGGGCTCGGCCGGTTGCTATCACAGGGGCAGGCGGGGGCGAACGCTACCGCCGACGTGGACGCATCGTGCGCAACGATCCCCACCGTGGGCGGGTCCGGGCTGTTCTCCCTTGGGGATCTCGGCGGGTTCCTTGGGGGGACGGCCGCGCTGGGGCTGACGTGCCTCTCACAGTCCCAGTGGGAGGGGCTGGACCCGAAGGTACGGCTCGATGCGCTGTCCCGCCGGGGGAGCAGGCGGGTCGGGTGCATCATGGCGGACTTCCGCAAAGACCTTCGCGGGCGCGCGAGTTGGCCCGTGATTCGGACGGGGCTGCTCTACTTGGAGGATCTCAAACTGCTGGGATTCGAGAATGAGTCCGGCCTGTTCGCGTGTGTGTTACAGGCCGTCCTCGGATCGTTTCCCGGGCTGGGGTCGGGCTCCCCGATCAACGTATTCGGCGGCACGACGAGCGACATGGACCTTACCAGCCTGCTCCCCGTGGCGCTGGACCCGGCCGTTCAGTCGTTCATGGAATCAATCGTGAAGTGTGAGGTGAAGTTGAGGGGCTGGCGGAAGGCGGCTGTGGTGAGATCGTGACGGGTTGTCAAGGATCCGGTGTATGGTAGGAACCCCGTGGGAAGTATCGGTTGTGCTCGACGAGGTGTGGCTGGATTGCGGGGACCATACCCGCCACGTTGTCTTCGACCGTGGGGAGTCCCTAGCCGCCGTAGACGGGCGGGACGTGATCGTGGAGGGTATCCCGGTCTCGGGCGACGGGACGATCCTGACGGCTGTAGACCCCCTTGTAGACCGGACACAGGTCACGTCCCTCCGGGGGCGTCGGGTGCTGTACGTCGGGTCGGTAGTGCGCGACGGGGGCGGGTGCGTGGGTACGATTACCCGGACGGTGCCCGTGCCCCTCCCGGTGGCGTGGGCATAGGATGGGGCTGGCATGATCGGAGTCCCCACGACCGCCGACCTCCGCTCGATCACGCGGCCCCGTGTGGGGCTGGCGCTCCCGGCGAGCCGTATCCCCGGCGGGTACGTTCGGTCCAAGCAGCCGCTCGATACCGCGTGGGGCGACCTCATGCAGGCGGTCCTGACGCCGATCGGTGCGAGGCCGATGGCCCGCGCGTTCGGCTCCCCCCTGCGCGACTACCTGTTCGACCCGAACGACTCGCGGAACCAGCCCCTGATCGAGCAGGCGATCAGGGCGGCGGCGGCAACTTGGACCCCCCACGTTGTTATCTTCAGTGTAGAGGTACGGGTTGTCCCCGAGGGGCGGGTGCAGGTGGCGATCCGGTTCGGGCTGCTGGGCGATTCGGAGCCGGCGGAGCGTATGATAGAGGTCAACCGGAAGGGTGAGATTTCGGTGGCGCAGGATGCGACGGCCCGGTAGCGCGTGACAGTTTGTCACGATGGACGGCGGACGAATGACGACGTGTAAGAGGATCACGACCCAGCCGCCCCGGATCAAGTTTACCGGGAGGGACTTTACGACCATCGTAGCCGAGTTGGAGGAGTACGTCCGGCTTACGCGTCCCCAAGAGTGGTCCGACTTCTTCCGGGCCAACCTGGGGCAAACGCTGATTGAGGCGGTCGCCCTACAGGGCGACATGCTCGCGTACGGGCAGGACTCCGTTGCCAGCGAGTTGTTCCTTCACACAATGCGCCGCCGGGAGTCCGCCGTCCGGTTCGCCAAGTCGATCGGCTACCCGATCCGGGCCGCGACGGCGGCGGAGGTGACGGTTGACGCCGTTGCGATCCCCCTGACCGTGACCGCGAAGGGCGGCCTTATCCCGGCTGGTACGTCGCTCAGCGGCCCCACCGGGGTAGAGTACGAGTCTAAGAAGGACGTCTACGTCCCCCCGGGGTCTACCGCGTTCGCCCTGACGCTGACCGAGGGGAAGGAGCAGACCGACCAGTTCACGGGCAACGGGCAGCCCGACCAGACGTTCACGACCGAGCGGGCCGTTGTAGAAGACGGGTCGTGGTCCGTGTTCGTCGGGGCTGTAATAGACGACAACAAGTGGGAGCAGGTTGATACGCTCACGCTCGCAAAGTCCAAGAGGGTCTACGAGGCGACGTTCACGGGCGACGGCCGGTTGCAGATCAAGTTCGGGGGTAGGACCGCCGCCGTCGGGGCCGTACTCCCCGAGTCCCCGACCGGGACGATTACCGTCAAGTACCGGACTACGAGGGGGGCGGAGGGGAACGCCCCGCTCCTGTCTGTCAGGGGGGGAGTCGGCGTTGAGGTGGGTGTGGTACTCAGCGGCGACGGGCTCCCGATTCCCGGGAGCGGCGACGGGACGATCGAGACGGTCCAGTTTGAGAACTCCAACGCTGTCGCTACGGGCGGGCAGGACGGGGAGACGCTGGATGAGATGCGGAGGAACATCCCAGCGTTCATCCGGAGCGTGGACAAGTTTGTTACGCGGACCGACTACGACCCCAACGTCGAGCGGTCCCCGGGGGTGGGGGTGGCGCTCGCGTTCTCGGAGCCTTACGTCTCGTCCTTCCTGGCGAACCACGTCAAGGTCCACGTCTGGGCGTCCGAGGACGTGACGTTTACGTCCGAGACGCCGGGGGGGTCGATCAATCCGATCAACTCCACCGCCGAGTACCGCCGGTACTCGCAGTTCCCCGCGAGCAGTATCAACGACCTCCGGGGCTTCATGTTCCCCCGCTCGATGGTTTCTGTGAACAACGTAACCATCCGGCCGACGATAACGTGGGTGGACCTCTACTTCGACAGGGTGACGTTTGACCCGTCGGCGGTGAGGGAAACCGTCCACGCCGCCGTCACGAAGGCGGTGGTGGAACTGTTCGAGTGCTCGTCCGGCCTTGCGATTCAGGTATCGGACGTTTACGACGCGGTTGAGGGTGCGGATGGGGTGGACCGCCTCTACATCGAGCGGATCGTCGTAGAGACGCAGAGGGTTGGGGCTATCAAGTTCGGCGGCGGCGTAGCCGGGGAGTCGGGGTCAACCCAGCCGGTTGACGGGGATACGGTCGCGCTCGCCGATAGCCGGACCACGGCGCCCAAGGTATTCGAGTTCGACGACGACTCATCCGTAGCCCCCGGGAACATCGCCGTGGCGATCGGCGCGACCGTGCGGGATACCGTGCTCAACTTTCAGACGGCGGTTGAGGCCGCCCTGAATATCCGGGTCGTGGTGGACATCGCGGCCCCGTGGGTCGCGCTGGACTACCCGGAGGGCGAGGGCGACCTGTCGTCGTTTGTGGCCGTGTCGGGTACGGGTATCTCCCTGCTCAACGCCTTCTCGGTAGAGAGGCTGACCGTCCGCGAGGACCACCGGCGGGACCAGAATCCGATCAGCGACCCGTACCCCCCCGGCTCGCCGCCGAACGACCCGGCGAACTACGACCCGCCGGATACGCTTACGGCGGGCGGGGGCCTGAGCCCCGGGTGGCAGGACGGTGGGATCCTTCCCTACCGGCGTATCGAGGACGTGCGAACAATGGTCCGCCCCGCGATCCGGCGGTACTATGATGAGACGTTCCTCTACAACAACGAGATCCGCTACGACTCGACGGCGGACCTCAACGCGAGCGTGACCGCTATCAACCTTCGCCGGTTGGTATTCGACTTGGAACCGAAGTCTGTTGGGAGATGAGCAATGGCAGTAGCATCGCTGACCCTTCTCGGTAAGGAAATCGCCCTCATCGGCGGGTACTTCGATTCTGCCAGTAGCGACCCCCCGATTGCTGCGCCGGGTGAGTTCTCCGGCACCTCGATCAACGTGGGGCAGGAGCCATCGGGGAGTCCCCCGGCGAGGTTCAAGGCCGGGGGGATCCCGTTCTTCGGCACGAGGTTGCGGCTGTACGAGTCGATGGCCCTGACGAGTCCGACGGCGATTTCGACGTTTGTAGAGTCGAGTGGCCCGGGGTACCCGGGGCCCGTATCGCTTGCGATGGGTACCGGGACTGGGACAACGGGCGATCAGTTCACGGGCGGCGACTGGCAGTTGAAGTTTGGCGCAGCGGACGGGAGTACCACGAAGGACCGCAAGAAACTCCTCATCGCGCAGAAGTCGTGGCTAGCCACCGGCGATACGTTCGACGTACTGGGAGCGTACCTGACCAACGCGGTGGGAGATCTCGTGATCGCGTGGTGGAGCAGGACCAGTCCGGTCACGATTGCCGCTGGTGATACGTTTACGGCGGACAACCTCGAAATCGCACTGACGATCCCGTGATCCGCAGGGAGTAAGCAGCCCATGTCGCTCATTCCGCTCCGTAAGCCGTCGGCCCCGACGAATACCGACTTGACGAATGGTACGGACCTCTTCAGCCAAGTGGTGAGCCTTGAGGACTCGATGGTCGTGGTAGACGTTGAGGTGGGGGACGGGGTAACGCAACTCGCGGCGGCCGCAGCCTACAAGTTGGACCTACGGGTTACCATCAACGGGAACGTCGTCGTCCCGGAGTTCTCCGTGACGGTCGATACGACTACTGCGGCGCTCCAGCGGGTGAGGCTCCGAACCGATCCCATCCCCATCAACGACGGGGACTTGGTCGTGGCCAACCTGAAGGGGGACCAAGCGGCGCAGACCTCGATCCCCGTCCTCGCGTCGCTCTGGGCCATCCCCGCCAGCAGGCAGATCGTGGGGACCGTAAGCGGGACTCCCGCGACGAACAAGTTTCAGGCGACCCTTTCCGGCTTCGCGGCGGCCCCGTCGAGCGCGGGCTACTTCAACGGGCGTGTGATAGAGTTCGTCAAGTCGGCTCAGGGGCTGGTCGGGCAGTCCCGGCTGATTGTCGGGTACATCAGCAACGCGGGTACCGCCGAGTTCAACGTGTTGGACTTCTCTACCGCACCCGCTTCGGGCGACGTATTCGTAATCAAACTTTGACCCCGGGGGTGTAGCCGATGCAGTCCCGGGTCGCTGGCGCATCGCTCCCAAGGGGCTCGTTCCCGAGCGGTTCGTTCCCGAGCGGCTCGTTCCCCTCGGTCCCGTTCCCGATCCCCCTGTTCGTGGGCACCCCCACGATCCAGCGCAACTACTCCCTCGGGTGGAGGGACGCGGCGCTCCGGGCCATGATGGTCCCGGTCCTGCCGGAGTCGGTGCTTACCGGCATTGTGGCTGCGAACGCGGCCCTCTCGTGGACGCACTCCACAACCGGCGGGGTTACGGGGACTATCGGGGTTGACGCCGTTCTCGGGGGGACGGTGGCGTCCACGATCGGGCTCCCGTCTCCGGCGGTTACGGCCGTTGCCGACCTGTCCGAGTTCTTTCACTACGACGACCGGATTACGGGGGCCGATGCCGTCGTCACCGTACACGCGGCACTCTCGGCGTCGCCGGTCATCGTGGCCCAGCCGTCGTCCGACCCGGAGGGGCGGTATGCCACACTCGGCTACCGGCCCGGGATGCCGCTGATCGTGTACGCGATCGGGGTGCTGAGCACCCAAGACATCGCTACGGGCACGTTCACCATTCCCATCCCGGCTGGCGCGGCCAGCCCCCCCGACGACGGGATCCAGATCCCGACCGGGGGGAGTTTCCTCGTGGACGAGGCGTTTATAGACGCCGTTTCAACGGGGCTGCCGTCTGCGAGAAGCGGCTACATCGGGACCAAGAGCATCACGTCTACCGGGGCTGTGTCGTTTACGTTCCGCCCCCCCGACGTGGGGGAGGTCGTGTGGTACGTCTCCCTTACGTTCAGTGGCGCAACTGGGTTTCAGGCCGTGGACATCGTGGAGGGCGACGGGACCGTCAAGACGTACCCGATCCCGATCGACCACGGGCTGTACCGATGGGACGGGCACGCCTGGAGGCCGTACCGGAGTGTGCCCGAGCGGACGCTGGACGCCCAGCGGGTGTTTGAGCACTTGGACCCCGACGGGATCTACTCATACTTCGCAAGGGTGGTCGGCGCGGGCTACCCGATGGTTTCTGCCGACTCGTTCGGTACGCTCGACCTGTTCGACTCCCGGACCTCCCCCGAGCGGTTCCTTGTCGAGATCGCCCGGCAGTACGGGATGTCGTTTCGGGAGGACGACACTACCGAGGTCAAGCGGCGGCGGCTCAGCAGCATTGTCGCTACGGCAAGGGCGCACGGGCTGCCGTCGCTGGTGGAGAGTCGGCTTGCCGACCTCGGGTTCTCGGGGTTCGTGAACGAGGTGTGGGTCAATACGGCCGCTCCGGATAACTGGACCGACCTTACAAGCGCTCCCGCGGCGATACGGGCGGACGCGCGGGCGCGCGGGATCGACGATAGGATCATGGCCGAGAGCGGGCAGAAGGGGCAGGACATCCTCGACAAGCCCGTACAGTGGCCCATGCCCCCAGCCCTATTCGCGGACCACCCGGCGGATGGTGGCCCGCTCTACGTCCTGAGCAGCCGCGTATCCGTCCACGTCAACCACCTCGACGGGAGCCCCATCCCCGACACGCCCGGGCTGGATGCGATCAAGGAGGATGTCGCGCGGGAACTCATGCTCGACGTTCTCCCGATGCACGTTGACATCCGCTACTTCGTGACGGGGTACCCGTCGGACGATACGGGCGAGACGGCGATCCTGACGGACGGCTTCGGGTTCACGGTCAACCAGCAGGGTGTGGGTGGCCCGATCGTTGCAGCCGCCATGCTGTCCGCTACCTTCAGGGTCGATGGGGGGATTGGGCCTAGCGGGGCCGGTACAATAACTGTGAGCGGCGACCTGTCGGGGGTGGTCCTACAGGGCGACGCTGGCGTCGGGGGTACGATCACTGTGGAGGGGGACGTACAAGGGTTTGTTGGCCCGCCGCACGATACATTTACACAGTCCCCGCCCCCGGGCGGATTATTCGAGCCCTGAGCGAGACCCCAAGGTGGCCCCAGACACGATACACCCCCGGTACCAGAGCAACCCCGTACAGTTGGTCGGTCGCTTCCGCGCCACTGCGATCCGGGGGCTGTCGAGCCCCCTCCCGGCGGGCGACATCGACCGCGCAATCCGAGAGGGTCGCGGCGGGGTCTGCGCAGACGAGTCGAACCTGATCGTGGACGCGGCGCTGGATTCGGTGACGGCCCTGCTTGCCGGTGGGTACGGGATGCCGACTGTATATGGGGGGACGATTCAGGACTTCGAGGCGGCCCCCTCCGGCGACACATCTATTTCAAGCCTGTTCATCACCGAGATGCGCGTTACCGATCCCGCTTCCCCCGCGGAGCCGCTGCCCGGTGATACCACGATAGACGAGACGGGGACGGTCGTTGTATTCCGCAGCCCCGGTACGGGGGCGGCCCCCGGAACACTTACGCCGACGTACAACCCCGGAGGGGGCCGGGGCGTCCTGCGCCTCTCTGCGGTAATCGGCCCGACGGACTACAACGGGGTCACGTTCACCGAGGAGGGGCTGTTTACAAACCACAGCACGCCCAAGTTGTTTGCCCGAGCCCTATTCGGGCGGAAGGCCCGAGGGACGATTGAGTTTGTGGGTACGCCGTCGGCGGGCGAGACGATCACGATAGACGACGACTCCCCCGGTGCCCCCCCGGGCGGGCACCGGCAGTTGTTCACCTTCGTTGCATCGCCCCCGGATCCGCCCGACCCGAATCAGATCGTGATAGGCCCGCTGGGGAGCATGGCCGGGGCGCTTATCAGCGGGATTGAATCGACCATTCTCAACGTAGCGGCCCGGTCGGTCTTGGGCGGCAATCCCACCGTAGAGGTCATTGCCGACTCGGTGGGCGCCGCGTTCAACCAGCCGATGTCGTCCGCGTCGCCCGCGATCAAACTGAGTGGGCTGTCGGGTGGGATCGACCCGCCGACCAAGGGGGCCGGGATAGGGATCCAGTTGGACCACACGATCACAGTGATTAGGGGGACTGCATAGTGGCTAGCAAGTTGCCCACCCCGAGCATTACGCCCCTCGGCGCGTTCCCGGCGCTCTCGTCTATCCAGACCATCGACCTTGTTGGCCCGCTGGCGGCGAACCGTCAGCCGGATGCGCTGCTCGCCGACTTGGAGACGATGCGGGCTACCGTCAATACGCTCGCGGTAGATATGAACGCCGTCGCGGGGAAGGCCGCCGACTCATCGAGCATCATAAGCGACGGTCTTGACACCTACCTTGCGAGGGACGGGGTTGACCCGATGCAGGGCACCCTCAACATGAACTCCCACATCGTATCGAACGTGGCGGGCGGGGCCGCCGCCTCGGGGGGGACAGACGCAACTACGACGGGTGCCCTGTGGGACCACCTTCCCCGGGACGGTACGCGGGCTATGACCGGTGTTCTGAACATGGGGGGGCACGAGGTATCCGCCGTAGGCGAGACTGTTATCACGTCGGGCGGGGCCGACGCGGCGACTACGAATCAGGTCTGGCTACAACTGCCACGGGACGGGACACGGGACATGACCGGCGCGCTCCACATGGGGGCGGGCACCGGCGACCTCCACCAGATCAACTTCTTGGCCGACGGGACCGCCGACAACGACGCCGTTGCTATGAGGCAGTTGCCCCGGATACACAGCGTCGGCACTGTTATCAGCGGGTCCGGGGTGCAGCCGTCCGACGGCGGGCCGGGGGTCGAGGTTCCCCTCAAGTTTGACCCGAGGCTTGTGATTATCCGCGTGACCGATTCCTACAACACGGCGGGAAAGCCGGTTATCGACCCGAGGCTGTCCATCATCCTCCACTGGGAGCACGGCGCGAACGATCCCCTGACCTCGACGGGGCTGGCGGACATCCCCGGGGACGAGGTTGTGTGGGATAGTTCGATCAACCCTAACCATGCGGGCGGGAATATGCCGTGGCCGAGAAAGTTGGTTGCGCCGCTGAACCCCGGGTTCACCGACTCTACCGCCCCCGCCTCGTTGGCGGACGCGGCTGTGAGGGCGCTCCTCGGCCACATGGCCCAGCCGGGGCCGACCGGGGGGTTCGGGGTCTACCCCATCGGGCAGACGGTAGACGGCTCGGACGATCCGGTTTACTTGGGGGTGAACGTCGGCCCAAGGACCGACGGATCGGGGCTACCGGCGATCTTCCTACAGTTGTTTGCCGTTGATATTTCCGCCGGGGGGGAGTACTGGGGTCTAGGCAGTATCGGGTACGTTCAGGTGATGGTGTTCTACGCTGCGTATGCGCCGAACGACGTGCCCTGACCCGGCATAGGAGAACGAATCGTGCTTGAAATCGTGCTGATCGCGCAGGCCGGGGCGAGTACCCCGACTGTCCCGTCCGACGCCCCGTGGTACGTCCAGTTGATTGTGCCCCTGGTCGCGGTTGTTATCGCCGGGTTCCTGCTCCCGTTCCTCCGCCAGA